AGTCTAAAGAATATGTATCACAATTTCCTGATGCAATAGACAAACTAAGATTAATTTCTCCTAAAAAATACAGAACTGATATGTTTGATGCTTTAGTTGAGATGATAGACTTAGATTTAATTTCTTTTACAGAAACTTATGATATGAAAGGGTATTTAATGATACCTACAGAAACAGAAGTAACATACGAAGATGAGAAAACAAAAACTAAAAAGAAAGAAAAAGAGATAAAATATAGACAAACTAAATTAGATTTTGAAGAAGAATTAGCTTTAAAAACTATAGATTTATTAAAAGAACAATTAGTTCAAATTTATAGATTTGACAATCCAGAAAGAACATCTCATAAGTATGCATTATCACCTGATAAACAAAATACAATGCATGATGACTTAGCTTATACATGTGCAATGATGGGTTATTATTTGAAACAACTTAGAAGAGAAAATATAACTAATAAAAAAGCACAAGAAACTTCAATGTTAGACTACTGTTTCTTTTAAAACAAATTAATAGAAAAAACAAAAAACTAAAAAACAAGGAGGTGAAACCAATACATGGCAACAAGAACAACAAAGCGTTCAGAAGCTACTAAAACATCTACACAAAATAGAAAAGAACAAGCAGAAGAAAATCATAGAGAATGGATTAATTTTGCAACAGAATCTTTCATAGGAACTAAATTCGACCCAAATTCATCTCAAAAAAGTGTTTCATATGGAAAGTTAGATAAAGCAGAAATAAATCGTTTATTAAAATCACCTAATACAAATTATAAAACATTACAGAATTATTCTCGTTTATTTATGAGTATGGAAGGGATTTATTATAGAATTATTAAAACTCTAGCTAGTATGCTTACATATGACCATTTATTAGTACCATATGCTGAAAATAATGCTTTAATAAAATATAAAAAGAAATTTAAAGAATGTTATGATACTGCAAGTATATATTTAGAGAAAATGAATTTAAAAGGTAATTTACCTATGTTTGCAGAAGATTTTTTTGTTGATGGAGAATGTTATTATTATAAAATTGAAGATACAACAGGTATTATATATCAAAAAATAGATAATGAATATTGTCTTCCATATAAAAATGAAAATGGATTATGGAGATATGTAGTTGATTGTTCTAAATTAGCAACAGTAAAAGATTTGACTATATATCCATTAGAAATTCAAAAAGCAATGAATATATATACTGATGTCGCTAATAAATCAAGTAATATGTTTATTTTAGATAAATACTATCCTGTTAAGAACGGTATATGTTTCTCTGTTGTAAGAGAAGGTAAACATGGAACACCTCCATTTGCTTTTTTATTTAAAGATATTATTGCTTTAGAAGATAAAAAAGATTTAAAAGATAAGATTGATAGAATTAATAATACTAAGATGATTCATAACAAAATAGAAACAAAAGATAAAGATACGATGATAGACCCACAAGTTGCTAAAACATATAATGAGGCAATTAAGAGAAACCTAATACAAAAAAATCTTGATGAAGGTATATTTACTATAACTAATCCATTTGAAGCAAGTGTATTAAATTTAGATACTAAAAATGCACAAACCGAAAACTTAGTTAGAAACAGTGTAGCCCAAGTATATAGTGAAGTAGGAATTTCAGAAATGCTATATAACAGTGATAAAGGTGGGGCGGAGGCTTTAAAGAAATCTTTGATAAATGATACAACCTTTGTTATTAATATGTTATTACAGATGTTTAATTCATATGTAAATGAAGAATTAAGATTAGTAAATACCAAGATTAGAATGAAGTGTATTATTTTAGATAATACATACTATAATCGAGATGATAGAAGAAGTAATTCATTAAGTGATATGGCTTATGGTGGTTCAAGATTATTGTATTTAGCAAATTGTAATTTTACACCAATGCAAGGAATGAATTTATTACAATCTGAACAGATACTCGGTATTGATAAGCTATTTGTTCCAGCACAATCTAGTCATACTATGAGTGATTCTAAAACATCGGCAAGTGGTAGACCTACTGCTGAAGATATGCAACAGAATGGACAAGAGGTATCAGAAGTAACACAACAAGTTAATGAAGGTAAATAAATTAATTGAAAGGAGGTGAAATATTTGAATGAAAAACAAGAAAAAATAGCACATAAATTCAATAATGTAATGTTTCAAAAATTAGAACAATATGATATTGCTGAAACAGATACAAGGTTTATAAAAGCGAAAGTATGGATTTGTCATACGGGTTCAAATTATAACGCTAGTTATTTTAGTGAAGAAAGTATTTCTAATGCTATGGAAAGTCTATCAAATACTCCAATTCTTTGTTTTTATACAGTTAATAAAGAAGGTGATGAAGACTTTGGAGGTCATGAGTATCAAATTGAAAAAACTAATAATGGATTAGAATTAATTTGTAAGGAATATGCAATTGGAGTTATTTCTGAATCAGACCAAAAAACAGCTAGATTTGAAGAACGTTTATGTGATGATGGAATTGTTAGAATGTTTTTAACTTGTACTTGTACATTATGGACAAAATTTAATCAAGCTATGAATATTTTTGAAAAACAGAATGTTAAAGGTCAAAGTATGGAAATAACAGATATTGAAGGAGATTTTGAAGATGATAATTTATATCATATAAATAAGTTTCATTTTAATGGATGTACAGTTTTATCTAATGAATGTATGCCTGCTATGGCTAACGCTTCAATAGAAGTAAATTTCTCAAAGCAAAATAATAAATCTATTGCAGAAGAAATTGAAAATAAATTAAATGAATTTGCTAAATATTTCAGCAAAAAGGAGGAGGAACAAATAAATATGGAAAATACAGTTACTCAAGAAATTGAAAATAAAGAGACAGAAGTTAAAGAAAATTTTTCTACTGAACAAGTTGAGCAGATAGAATCTAAACAAGAAGATTTTGCTTGTGATGAGAAAAAGAACATGTCCGAAGAAGATACAAAAGATGGTGAAGATTGTCCTAAATGTGGACATAATCCATGTACTTGTGAAGAAGATTTTGCTAAATCAGATGAAAAGAAAGATGAGGAATCTAAAACAGAAGACAAGATTGCTGATGAAGAACTAGAAGAGAAAATGGCTTGTGGAGATAAAGAAAAGAAATATTCTTTAACATTCTCATTATCACATGAGGATATAGCAAACCAACTTTACAATAAATTATGGGATATGAGTTCTATAGAAAATACTTGTTATTACATAATGAAAACAATGGATAGTTATTTCGTATATGTTGACTGTATGACTGGTCAGTTATATGAACAAACTTATGCAAAATCTGATGATTCTATTACTTTTACAGGTGAAAGAAAAGAAGTTTTTAATATCGTAGTTGATAAAGAAACAAAAGATGCTATGACTGCTACAACTTATTCTAAATTACAAAAAGATTTAGAAGATGCACAAATTAAAGTACAAGAGTATAGCAAAGCTAATGAGGAATTATTAAAATTCCAATTAGATGTAAATGAAAACAAAAGAAAAGCAGATATAGATAAAGTAATTTCAAGCTTTTCAAAGATAAATGAATTAGACCTAGAAAATTACAAACAAAAGGCATATAAAAAGGAATTATCAAAAGAACAATTAGAAGACAAATTATATGCTGAACTAGGTAAAATGAATTTTAGCAAATTAACTGGAGAAAAGATAGAAGAAGAAATTGAAGCTCCTACTAATTATTCTGTTAATTTAGAAGAACAAGATAAATGCCCTTATGCAGGGTGTGAAGATTTATTCAAATAAAATAAATTAAAAACTAAGTCTAAATGAAAATTTAGGCTTTTTTATATTAAAAAATAAATTAAATAATGAAAGCGAGGAAATAAATTATGTTAATTCAATTAGACAAAGTTGGTGCAAGAAACCATATAGAAAATGTAGTAATCCCAGAAGTAGGAGTTCCAAATGGAGCATTAGTTCAATTAGGTACAGTAGGTAATTATGATACTGTAAATGGATTGAAAATAGCAGACATAACTAGACCATTAGTTATGATTGTTGAAGAGTTCATGAACAAAAGTGGACTTGAAAGTGAAACAGATATGAAATTCGCAAAGGATTTTGTAGCTAGAGGATATCATTTATTATCAGGAGATGAAATTACGGTAACTATTGACGGTGTAACAAGTGCAACAAATGTACCTGCTGATATGGTTGGCAAGTTTGTAATACCAGTTGTTGGTTCATACTTAGGTAAAATTAATGCTACTGCTTCAGGAAGTTTATGCTTCGAAGTTGTAAATGTTGAAAGTCTATATGGACAAGATGCATTAGTATTAAGAGTTCTTTAATAAAAAATAAAAATAAATTAATTAATGAAAGTGAGGAAATATTATTATGGCAAATTATACAGCTTTACAAAAAATGTCTTTAGACGTATACAAGGGAGTACCTGTTGTGTTTAACAACGTATCAGGAGAAGATGCTTTAAGAAATAAAATAACAGAAACTATTGGAGGAGAATGGAATTACTATAACTTCCAAAGAAATAAAATTGATTTTTATGAATTAATGAGTGAATTATTAGTTCTACCAACTCAAGAAATTATGGGAAATATCTTTGGTGGAATTGTAAGTGTTGAAACAGTACCACTAGGAACTAAGAAAGTTATAGATGTACAAGATGAAAACTTATTCAAAGTTGCAACTGTAGCCGCTGGTAACTCAGATATTAGAAGACAAAGAGTATTCAATAGACAAATTACTATAGAAACTGGAGATATCGCAGTTAAACTTTATGATGATTTTGATAGATTTATAGCTGGTAGAATTGATTGGGCTAGTTTAATCGAAAGAGTTAGACGTTCAATAGCTAATGATACTGCTAAAAAGATTTATCAAGCATTATTAGGTTCTTACTCTGCTTCAAATTCTAACTACAATGTTTCTGGTACTTTAAATGAAACAACTTTAGATAGAATGATTGCAAGAGTTGAAGCTAAGACTGGACTTAAATGTGGTATTTGGGGAACTAAAGAAACATTAGGTAAATTATCAGTAAGTGCAACTTCAATTCAAACTGTAATTACACCTGAAAACTTAAGAGAAGATTATGCTTCTATGGGTTACTTCAGAAACTACAAAGGAACTCCAATGGTTGAAATTCCAACTATTTTAGACCCAGGCACAGATAATTTAACATTCGGAAACGAAATATTTATCTTACCAGTTGGTATGGAAATAATCAAGGTTGTTTATGAAGGAAGTCCAATTGTAGATGACACACAAGACACTACAAGAAGAAATGATAGACAAATTGAGTTCTTATTCACTCAAAAACTTGGAGTAGCTTGTTTAATATCAGGATACTTTGGTATTTACAAACTTCAATAATTTACATAATGAGAAGGGTTTTATACTCTTCTCATTATAATTTAACAAATTAAAAGGAGAGAAAATAATATGGCAACAAGAAAAACTGTTAGTAAAGAAAATGTAGATGAAAAAGAGGTAAAAGTAACAAAGACAACTAAACCAAAAAGAAGTTTAGATGAAATAATGGCTGAAAAGGAAGAACAATTACAAACAAAAGAGTTAACTGAATTAGAAAAAAGAAGATTAGAAAGAAAGAAACAAATGGAATTGGTAAAAAACATAGAAGATACTTTACCAATATTAATGTATTGTAATGCAGGAA